CGACTAAAACACGAGATAAACAAAAAAACCGGCCTCAAACCATATGAAAGACTTAATTACGCAACTGGTGAATTTACTGAGGTATTGCCTGAGTATTCCACGATGTCCCGTCGTCCTGGCATTGGTCATAATTGGATTACTAATTTTACACGAGACGTATATCCTAAAGACTTTACTACAATCAGAGGTATGCGAATGCAACCTCCAAAATACTACGATAGCTACCTCCAAAATATTGACCCAGATATGTACGACGACATAAAAGCAGGTCGAGCACTATCACAAGAGATCATGCAAATAGAGAATAAGGGTCCAGCTCTATCAGCACGAGAAAACGTAAAGAAGGCCCAATTTAAACAACTCAAAAGGAGTCTATAACAATGTTCTTAAATCTATACTCAATCTACGACAACGTAGCAGAAATATTCAATAAACCTTTCTCTGATATTAATGACGCATCAGCAATACGCGCATTCTCTCAATCAGTAGAAGATAATAAAAATAAAGACGATTACACCCTTTACCACATTGGTGGATTCGACGATAACTCCGGCTCAATCACAGCCGATAAAAACCCTAAAAAATTACGTTCAGGATTCGAGATTAAAACAAATAATGTCGCCTCAATATCAGAACAACAACAGCTAGATGACTTAGCAAAACACGAAGCATTTAAAAAACAAAGCGGTATTTAACTTATAAAGCGGGGGGTTATTCCCCCGCTCATTTATTAGAGGAAAAAACATGCAATCAGTAATGACGCACAATTTTAGCCAGGCACCATCAATACAGGCGCCTCGCTCTCAATTCGATCGCTCACATGGTCATAAATTTACAATGGATGCCGGCTGGTTAGTCCCTTTCTATTGGGACGATGTACTTCCCGGTGACACATTTAATTTAAATACAACAGCATTCGCACGATTAGCAACACCACTATTCCCAATTATGGACAACATGTTCATAGATACACACTTCTTCTTTGTACCAACTCGATTAGTATGGGATAACAGTAAAAAATTCTTTGGTGAACAAACTGATCCAGCCGATTCAATCGATTTTCAAATACCTACAATAAGTTCATCTGTAACATTTGATTCTGACCCTAATGGTTTAACAACAACAACAGGTGGTAGAACAGGATTACTTCTAAATTATATGGGTATACCTGCAGGCATTGATGCAGCTGATGTAGATATCTCAGTATTGCCTTTCAGAGCATATTCAAGGATTTACAACGAATGGTTCCGCGATCAGAATTTAATTGATTCAATAAATTCATCAACATCAGATGGACCAGATACACAAACTAATACAACATTAACTCTTCAAAGACGCGGAAAGCGTCACGATTATTTTACATCTGCATTGCCCTGGCCACAAAAAGGTGATGCAGTAACATTACCATTAGGTACAACAGCACCATTACAAGAAGCAATATCAGGTGCAGCTCAAGTATTAAATGGTTCTACAGGAGCACTTCATGGTACAGCTGAAACATTAAATTCAAATCTAGCAGGAACATTACTTGGTGGAACATCAGCAACTGGATTAAAACTTAATACAGAAGAAAAATACAATGTAGATTTAACATCAGCAACAGCAGCAACAATCAATGATTTACGTGAAGCTTTCCAGGTACAAAAATTATTAGAAAGAGATGCACGTGGTGGAACTCGTTACAGTGAACTCGTCCGAAATCACTTTGGTGTTAATTTCTACGATGTTAGTTATCGCCCTGAATATCTCGGTGGTGGTTCAACTCCTGTTAATATATCGCCTATAACACAACAAGCAGAAAATACAACTTCAGGAACTTCACTCGGTAACGGTGTCGGTGATTTAGCAGCAATAGGTACAGCATCAGTAACAGGTCATGGCTTTTCAAAATCATTCGTTGAGCACGGAATAGTTATGGGTATTATGTCTGTACGAGCAGACTTAACATACCAAAAAGGAATACGACGTGAATTAACAAAATCAACCCGATATGATATATATTGGCCTTCACTTGCTCATCTTGGCGAGCAAGAAATACTTAACAAGGAAATATACTGTGACGGATCAGCAAATGATGATGATGTATTCGGATACCAGGAACGTTATGCAGAATACCGTTATAAACCATCTCAAATATCAGGATTATTCCAATCAGATGCGACAGCGTCACTTGATGCTTGGCATTTATCACAAGACTTTGCAACCCTCCCAACACTAGGTGAAACGTTTATACAGGAGGATCCACCAATAGACCGATGTATACAAGTATCATCAGAACCACACTTTATTGTAGATACTTATATTAATCTCAAATGTGCCCGTCCTATGCCAACATTTGGTGTACCTGGCATGATCGACCATTTCTGATGGCATTTTCACTATCAGACCTTGACCCGATCGAGGCAACAAAAGACTTTAATGATTCAATAAAAGGTGTCTGGGATGACTTCTCAGGCGTCACACAAATTGAAGAAATGAACGAAGCGAATAAGGATATCGCTTCTGCACGTAACGTATTTGAATCAGAAGAAGCAGCAAAAGCACGCGAATTCTCAATGACGGAGGCAGAAAAAAATAGAGCATTTCAAACAGCAGAAATTCAAAAACAACTAGGATTTCAAGAACGTATGTCTAATTCAGCCGTATCAAGAAGGATGGCAGACCTAAAATCAGCAGGTATTAATCCTATACTTGCAGGAAAATTCGATGCATCATCACCAGCAGGTGCAGCGGCTGCAGGTTCCCAGGGAGCAACAGCAAAAGCTAATGCTGCAGGCGCAACAATGCAATCAAAACCATCAGGAGCACAACAACTATCATCAGCACTTGGTCTGGCTAAACAGGCAGCTGATCTTAAGAAGACACAAGTAGATACGGCTAACGTTGCACAAAATATAGATATAGCAAAACCAGGTGCATCTGTAGCAAAAGACGTTGATAAAGTATATAACAAAGCATCTAACTCATTCATGGATGTAACACAGGCAATAGGAAAACAACTAGGCTCATCAGCGTATGATCTACAGAAAAAAACTAAATCAGTAGCATCTAAAATAAAAAACTACGTAATTGACAAAGGTAAAAAAATGTCAATAAATCCTAACCTTGATTCAAAATTTTACAACAATAGAATAGAAACAGACTACTCAGGTAACTAATATGTCATTTTATAAAACAGACGAAACAGGAAAAGTAATACGCAATCGTATTCAATTAACAATACCAAAAGACGAGGTAATTCGAGTCGAACAATCACATAGAGACGAAGTCAATATAAACAATATCGTCAAGCGACATGGTATGGACCTCATAGCTAAAACTGCTGCTCTGCAGCAATTCACATACGATAATAATCCTAATAACGACTTTCAGGAGACAATGAATATGATCTTGAAGGCTAAAGATTCATTCTCCAGCGTACCATCAGAAATACGCAAACAATTCGACAACAGTCCTGCAAAATTTATGGATTTCATCCATAATGAGCAGAATCAACAACAACTCATAGACTGGGGCCTGGCTAAGGCCCCAGAAACACCACAACCGATAGAGGTTGTGGTAACAAATCAGCCAGAGACTCCCCCGCCATCAGGCGAGGCTGGCTAATACTAAGGGGCCTTAACCGGCCCCTTTTTAAATTCCTCTCCTTGTACACTAAGCGGGCCATGGATGGCCCAAGACTAGGATGCCTGGAGCATCCGTTAACGCGCGAGTAGCGCACCTTTCAAAAACTAAAGCGCGCAGCCATAGCGCGCCCCTAATGCGCCCCCCATACGGGGCGCAAAACAATCAGGCGTATCAGGCTGACTCAGGCGTTTAGCATAGCGTTAAAGCCCAAGTCAGCCACTACGCCAAAAAATAAGCCATCTATGATGGCGCATCACTTCCAGAGCGCGAGACGCGAGTTAACGAGAGTCTCGCTATATAGAGAGTATAAAAATACTCAATAAATGGCTTATACAGCCATAAAAAGCGTCATAGACGCATCGACAAAGAGCAACGTGCTCTTAACTAGGGTGAAACCTGAGGCATCAAAAGCCGAATCCGGACAGCAAAATACTTGATGTAACTGTCCGGACTGACACCTTTTTATAAAAAAGTGTCAATCCCAGCTTTACAAAGCTAAAAAAAAGATTATTATAATAATCAAACAACCAGGAGGAACTCATGGGAAAACGATACAAAATGAGCAAAGGCTCATCAAAACGAAAATTCAAAAAAAATACTGGTGTTAATAAAATGAATACCAAACCTCGCCCAATGCGTGGCGGAACACGACTATAAATGAATGTCGTGCTTTCATCCCTTAACGGCCTATCGCGATAGCCACGGCCAAATACGCTTCGATGAAAAAAACAACGGAGACCCACTGCAATTTTCATGTGGACAATGTCTGGGATGCAGACTTGAACGATCCCGACAATGGGCAATGCGAATCGTCCACGAGGCAAGTACTCACGAAGACAACATTTTTATTACGCTCACATATAATGACGAAAATATACCGCAAGATGGTTCACTCGTTAAATCGCATTTTCAAAAATTTATGAAGAGATTACGAAAACATGCTAAAAATAAAAAAATTAGATACTATCATTGCGGAGAATACGGCGATAACACCAACAGACCTCACTACCATGCTATTGTGTTCGGGTTCAACTTCAACGACTGGGTCTATCTGTTCGACTCTCCATCTGGTGAACCTATATACACAAGCCCGACTCTCGAAAAAATATGGAAAAAAGGATTCGTAACACTCGGTACTGTAACATTCGAATCAGCCGGCTATGTAGCCAGATATTGTATGAAAAAATTAAACGGCCGACTAAAACACGAGATAAACAAAAAAACCGGCCTCAAACCATATGAAAGACTTAATTACGCAACTGGTGAATTTACTGAGGTATTGCCTGAGTATTCC